GTCTGAACTTGCCGCCGACTTCCGAGACTATGTGATTGGGGTAGAAGATAAGCCCGAAATTACTCGCGGTCATTACGGCTCTTATATGACGATCATCAGCGGAACAGCGAACGGCGATCGCGCGATCGGGAAGCTCATAGCTCTAGCCTTGATTGAAGCCGGCGCTAATAGCCGTGGCGTTCATGACGCACTTCAGATTGTGTTCCCGTGAGAGATTGGAATTATGACTTAGCAAATATACCGATTAATGAGCCTGTGTTGTTTTTCTTGGCATATGATCATTGCGGCTCTCGGATTCATGCGGGTGTTAAAAGAAAGTGTGTTAATGGATTTATGATTACGATTGCAAGTTATATTTCTAGTGATCTTCCGCATATATGGGCATGGCGCCCGATGGTAGAGTGGCCGGAGGGTAGTAGATAATGAGTGGCGCAACGCGGAAACTAATGTCTGATTATCGGTGGCGTGTTCCTTTGTTAAGATCTGTACGTGATGCTATACGTACTGCCAAGCGGATCGACTATACTGTCCTTCAGTCCGTGGCCTTGGAGACTGATCGACCGGCTAAAAACTGGGGTATATTGAAAAACGCGCTCGATCATTTGGCACATGATCACCCTGACGACTGGCAAGAGCACCGGTTGCTTGGATCATATTTGAAACGTTTAGAAGCGAGGTTAATTATATGACCAAATCAGCGGTCATCGGCGAGCGGTTTTGGAAAGTTAAGACTGAAATCGGTCTCAGTTACTTTCGTAATAAGCTAGACGCCAAAAAGGCACGTGGTCCGGAGGTGGACGGGAAATACCGGGCAATAGTTCATCGTGGTCCCGATCATCCTAAAGGGGAAACCTTTGGCTATGGTTAAAACTGAAACCTTACCAGGTCGCACTGATCACGAAGTTTACCCGACATGGTACATGATAACCATTGGCAGCGTTGGTGGGGGTTTCACGTTCTATGGCCCCTTTAAGACACCTCACGAGGCTGATAAGTGGTCGATAAACCACTTTGATCTGTGTGTTGGGGATCAACGGGTTGGTCTCGCCCTTATGCATTATGTAGAGGATGAAAAGTGATCGTTAAAAATACGGCCAGGGTAATCCTGTACATCTACTTAGGTCAAGCAGCTATGGGTGTAGTCGGTGGGATTGTAGCTATTGCCTTACTAGGTAATGAAGCTCCGCGCCTACTGATGGAAGTAGTTGAAAGGATTGAAAATCGATGAATGCGGGTACCAGACGATCGCATGATAGTATGGTGGAGCTTGGTATGAGATACATCGGTATACTACGTGGTAGGGGAGCTGCTGAGACATGTACCTGGTTTGATGCGGTTTGGGCTGTGCGCGATATGGAACAGGATAAAAGGCAAAGGGAACGTGACCTTCGGACCACCAAGCTTCGGCCGATTCTAAGTGTGCCTGACTGGCGTGACCGGGCAGAGAAACGGTTTTGGGGAATAATGGACTAATGACTGATGCTCTCAATCTGTTACAGTGTCGCGGATGTGGTACATATTTTGATCCTACGGGTCGGAGCTTTTCAACGGCTGAGATGGAGTGGCTGTTTTTCTGCCGGCCGTGTAAAGCTACAACTGAGATGGCATCAAAAATTCCTGATCCCTTACTACTTAGCGGATCTACTATAGACATAAAGGTTTGAAATGCGTGACTATCATACTCTGCCAGAAATTCAGATGGATCGTCTGCCTAGGTGGGCTCGGTTCCACATAGAGATGCTATATGATAATTTGGATATACTCGCCGAGGAACGGGCTACGCTCTTTGGTGATGTGCCTGTTGGGCAGCGTGACGTAGTGTTGTCACATTTCCACGGGACTCGGGGTCGTGACGAAGATGATCAGCCTTTACTCAAGCGGCAACGGGTGCGGTTCTACTTCGGTCCTGGGTCGCGTACCAAGTGGGAAAATGCGATCGAAGTGGGGATCGAGCATGACCCTACGGGGGACCGTTTGGCAATCCATGGGTCGACCAGTCTTATCATAGAGCCGGCAGCTTCCAACGTGGTGTATGTTTCACTCAAGGAGTACACGAAATGATCTGGCGTATCTGGCCCGTGTTCGCGTTTATAGTGGTGTTGTTGGTGCTTACTATATTAGCGGCTTACAATGCAGCGGATTCTGCCGAGCCCACCAAGATCACCAACAAGCATCGGCAGATTATCGGAGATCTGTACGACCCAGGCCACGGCCGGCGTATTCAGATTCGTGACAAGCATCGCCGCATCATTGGTTACATCCGAGCGGACGGAAAGATCACCGATACCCGGCGACGGATTATAAAGGGTATCAAGTAATGGAACTTTTGTTAGGTATTGTCATTATTCTTGTGGTTTGGATGATTGTTATGTTTGTAATAGGGCGGGGTGGTTGACATCATGACCCTGGCACTTTACATCCTCATGAGAACTGACCTGGACAGCCTCACGCCAGGCAAGGCTATGGCACAGGCCAGTCATGCCTACGGGGCTCTCAAGGCCGCTGTACGGCCCAAGTATGACCTACAGGCGGGTTATCTGGAGTGGATGGGTCAAACTGAGCAGGAGTTCGGCACTACAATCGTCCTGGGGGGTACTTACAGGCAAATAGGCCAAGCAATCGACCGGGCTAACAACTTTTATAGAACTAAGCTAGTCTATGGCTGGGTTACAGATCCTACTTACCCAGTGAAGGATGGCGCTATCACTCACTTTGTACCCCTAATGACATGCGCTTTCATTTTCGGCGACCGGGGCTATATCCAGAACGATGTAACCCTTACTTTGGAGCTGCACCCATGAAACTTTTAACAGAGAGCGAGCTGTTTAGTGCCGAGGGGATATTCAAGATACGGGAACACTATAATGCTTCCTATATTTTGGAAACTTGCCTCCGGGGGAAGGGGGATAGATGGACTGAGCTACCCTTCGCAGTTTTCTATCATCGGGACGAGACGAACGTACCCGAGGGGGGATCGAGGTACTTCGGCCTCCGGTTCCATCGTGAGATCTATATGCCACAGAGCGAATTGCTCATCACGAACGCTATCAGCGCTTGCGAACCGTTCAGCGCGATCATAGCGGACAACGGGGACATGATATACTCCCACAACCGCCATGATTATCGCACGAGCCCTGATGGCAGCGTATGGATAGATGGTGGCCGGGACTATTTAAGATGTCGACTGCTGCCGCAAAACCGTTTCTTGACCATTCGAATCGGTGATGGCAAAATTTTAGAGGATATGAGGTAATATCATGGATGTAGCAATAATGATGAAACGGGCGGGCGAACTTGTCACCTATCTGGAATCAATCAGCAACCCGACTGATCCCAGCGATGATGATTCTGCCAAGCGGGCTATCTTGGAGGTTGCCGTAAGGGTATACGAAGATCGCATCACCCAGCAAACTACTCTAGCTATGATCAAGACTTCGATCGACAGTTTGACATGACCCGACGCGATTGGGTTCTTATTTTAGTAGGATCTTTAATTGGTGCTTTTTTAGGCCAACAAGCTAACGGGGCTGAGTTCAAACCACTTACCAGAGCTGAGCCCGTGGTTCGCATGGTATTACAGGAGGCTGCAAATGAGCCGTTTAATGCATTGGTCGCTATTGCTGGTGTTGCATTTGATCGTGTCAGTGATAACCGCTGGCCTTCAACTGATCACGGGGTCATATATCAACCTCGCCAATTTTCGGGTATGGGTTACCGCTTACATCGATACTCTCACCGTCAAATTGGTCGTGCGCGTCGCGCGGTACAGAAGGCGAGAGGGGGCCAAAGACCATGCGGAACCGTCCTCTGGTACCACCGGATCGACGTGTCGCCGAAATGGCGAGATCGATTAGTTCTGAAATGCCAGCTTGGAGTCCACCTTTTCTATGGAGATGAATGACGAAAAACTTCTTGACAAAAGCGGACTCATATGGTATAACTACCCCATGCATAAATTTCTGTATGACGTACTGGTGTGTGACTTAGAAGACCTACAAGTTCGGTTGAATGAACTGGGGGATAAAGGTTGGCGTTTGCATACTTGTGAAACCATTGTAACCGTGGGCCAATTTGGGACTGGGACCGTGAAAGCGTTTTGTGTGTTCGATCAGATATACATGGAAGAAGAAAATCAAGACGAGCCAGATTCTGAAAAACCTACGGGAATGCCAATGAGCTAACTTATGTCTACTCGTAGACTATCCATGATACAAGGTGTGCCGCCTCCCATACAACGTGCTTTCCGAGGGGCAAATGAGATCGTATCACAAGAAGAAAAGTTGTGGCGTGAACGGGCTGCTCGTATGACATTAGATGCTCTTGGATATACTAATAAAGTCGGAAAAAGAGAAAAATTATCTGCCGAACATAACGTGATAGTTAAATATGCCAGGAGGTGGTTCCGAGGTCTATACAGCGGATTGGAAGACCCTGCCTTAGTTGATAACGCTGAAGCGACATTTGATTTTGCCAACGTTCTGTTTATCGAAGTGAGAAATGCTGTACTGGCTGCTAAGCCTATCCTTATGAGAGAAGACAATGACAGACAAAGATCCCCAACTTTACAAAAGCGGATATGAGCGCAATAGGCTCGATCGTTACTGGACCCACCCCTGGATGACCGACGTGCTGATGGAAACCATGGCCAAGGATATTAAAGGGCCTATTTGGGAGCCTGCTGCTGGCCGGGGGGATATGTCGAAAGCTTTGAGCCACTGGAAGGACTTGAAGGTCGATGGCTCTTATGAAGTCTATTCGTCTGACGTAGATATGAGCGAATTCGACACATCTATCGGACCGGGACATGAGCGCAGCTTCTTACACGAGATTGAGATGCCTGAGGTTGATGGAGTGGCTGTCAAGTCGATCATCACCAACCCACCTTATAGTGAACCCTGGAGGGGTATTGCCGACGATTTTATACGCCACGGACTAACCTTCTTCGACACCGGGGTAGAGTTCATGGCCATGCTAATGCGCTCGGAATACAAGAGTGCAAAAACGCGGAAGGATATATTTGGGGAATGCGAACACTATTGGGGGGAGTTGGTGTTGACGACACGACCCCGATGGGACTACGGCGACCCAGATGCCCCAGAGAAGGCATCACCGCGACACAACTTCTCGTGGTTCATTTGGCAGAAAGATTATGCACTTAGTGCGGGTGAACCAACAAGATATCCTCAACAACGTTTTTCCTACATGCCTAAGGGGTTCAAACCATGATGGAAGTTTTCCTTGCTTACGGTGGGTTTATTGTGATAGCGGTGGGAATCGGCCTTGCTATATGGGGTTACCGTCGAGGTGAATTCAATGAGAGAAAGTAGTGTTGAGTTAATGCCTTGTCAGATCAAGGATTGCATAAACGTCGGCGCATATGAGGTATCTAGTGATACGAACCGTATACAAGTTTGTGCAACACATGCGCTAGAGATAGCGGAGTTACATAGAGATGAGCCTAAATAATGCCTTACCGTCGTGGCTTCTCTTTGACTTGTGCCGAATTTGCGGCGCCAAACTTGAGGTGAAACGAGATGAACAACCTGGTCAACTTCATGGATGCAGTAAATGCCAAGGATCTGATACTGGACCCTCAAGCGACAATGAGCGCAGCGCGGTTCAGTCTGAATGAGTTGAACCAGCAGCGTGCTAATAAGCTTAAGATGTTAGGAGATATTATACCTGATACCGATCTCCCTGTGCATATGGCTTCTGCCTTTCGTGCTCACGACTTTGGCGTATTGCTAGATCTCTTGGACCGGGCCACTACAGCCATCGTGACTGGGGAGTTCCGGCTGAAGGTACCGGTCGTGGAGTACAAGATCATCGAGAAAATGTACACCGATTCAGGGCAGGCTGGCGTCGGCGTAGAGTTAAAGGTATGAAAATGCTCTACCCGCATACTATAGTACCTGGTGCTCGACGCCGCATGGACTCCCTTGGTATCAATCAGCTCAAGGATAAAAAGGGGCGTCCTTTGTGGGATATGCCAGAGCCTATTGGCTATCTGGAAACGGTCGACACCCGCTGGGTAAGAGGCAAGCCGGTTAAGACAAAACTCAAGTTCCCGATCTATCGTGGCGCTACGGCTGAAGACTTTCGACATGCTCGGGGGCAATGGAAACGCATGAAGCGTAAGCAGGCTGAGAAGTCGCTTATGACCAAAATCAAAGACATAATTGTAAGGACATAATTATGGGACAGAATAGCGGGCCTCAGAAGCCTAAGAGGATGGAAAAGTATTTGGCTGAGAAGTATGCCATTATGATCGCTCCTGATGGTCGTAGGGAAACTATACCTATAGATAAGGCGAAACAACTCATGCCTAAAGGTTGGAGACGAGTAAACTGATGGAATTGCTGGTGGTGGCCTTAACAACTGAGACCATTGTTATTATGATGGTTGTGCTTATCTTTGTCTTATGGAAGATGGGAATCGAGTGAACTGATGTATGATCCTGCAAACTTTATTGAAGTAGCTGTCCACAATCACGGATACGTTCGTCTGGTTGACCACATGGGCTCCGATCAGGATATCGTAGATGCTGCACGCATCTCATATGATCGGCAAGGTAAGACCAAGGATAGGGTGTTGATCCGTTACCTACTACGGCACCGACACACCAGCCCATTTGAAATGGGGATGATGAAGTTCGAGGTCAAGATGCCGATCTTCGTTGCCCGGCAATGGGTGCGACATCGTACATGTGCAATGAACGAGGTTAGTGCCCGGTACACACAGCTACCCGCTGAGATGTTTATTCCGGAGGTCTACGCTATACAGTCTACGGACAACAAACAGGGTCGAGATGATCTAGTGATGAGTGCCGATTCAGAAGCATGGTCCTTTGAGGTTCGATCTCAACACAAAGCCAGCTATGACCTTTATGGAGACATGTTGGAGGCGGGGATATCTCGGGAGCTGGCGCGAGGGGTTTTGCCTCTGAACATTTACACCAAGTTCGTATGGTTGATGAGTCTTCACAACCTCATGCATTTCCTAGACTTACGGTTAGACGCCCATGCCCAGGAGGAGATCCGGGATTATGCCAGCGCTATAGAGACAATGGCGAAGGATAAGTTCCCGTTGTCTCATGAGGCGTTCGTTGACTATGTACGGGATGCCTACACGTGTTCTAGGATGGAGGTAAGAGTCCTTCAGAGTATGCTAACAACTTATCGGCTTTTGACCTCCGACGTTATCACACGGGAGCAGGCTGGCGAACAGTTTGAGGCCATAGATGCTTGGGCCGGTGATATAATGAGTAAACGAGAATGTACTGAATTTAGGGAGAGGTTTATCCATGGAGAACCCATCGGACCCGATAGTCCGTAAAGATATTATGCGCCAATGGGCAGATGAGATGCTTGTTGGCGATCGTAACGAGGGCGAAAGCCTTAGAGAACGTACCGTAGGACACTCACGGGAAGTAGTGGTTGATGTGTTCCGGCGTCGGGTTGGACCTGATGCTGGCACCTACTTCTTACGAGTTAGCCTGCGTTCTATCATGAAGCCGAATATCATCTCACGATGTGAGATCGACCTGGACAGGTACAACACCGAGCGGGAGTTCCTGAAGCACGTACATACGTGTGGTGGCGCCGTGGCTGAGGCTGATAATGTGAACCGTGGCGCCAACTGGGACTGTGATTATGTTGCAAAGCAAGCTGTAGAGGCGGCTAAGGAGTTGTTGCATGACATTGAAGCACAAAAATAGATATCATGACGGTTTCGAATATCGGGATATCTCATTGGGATTACCACCGTTACAATTACAAACGGGATTACCGAAAGGATTCAATATAAGTCGTTTGATCAAAGCAGCTCAGCAGCAAAAGGACAAGAAGGTGACGGATACTACAGCCAAAAAATCGCAACTGTTCGTAGACCGGAGGTTCATTTCACATAGCGGTCAAGAGTTGCTATGGAAAGTCGAATGTGACGCCATAAGTGAAGCTGAATGGCTGTGGGCGGCAGCTCGGGTAGCCGAAAGATTTACATTTCGTGAGGTCCATGGGATTCCTGGTGGGGGTATTCCATTTGAGAAAGCTCTACGACCCTACATTAAGAGCGATGGTGACTTTTTCCTGATCGTTGACGATGTGTTGACCACCGGCACCAGCATGGAAAAGGCTAAGAAGGGGTTACGTGCACGCCATAAAGAGGTGCCAAGGATTGGTGTCGTGTTGTTCGCTCGTATATCACCGCCTCCATGGATAGGAGCGCTCTGGCAGCTTTGGGGAGACCAATAGGGAGGGTTTAGCCTCCCTTCTTTTTATTCACTTCTTCCCGCGCTAGGTTTGCCGCTCTACCGGTTTTGTCGGTCACGGCAAAGATACACTTCTCAGAACCCTTCTTCTTTAATACCGATTGAATTTTGGTTTCAGCCATGTCGTTGAAGTCGATGTCATTGTCTGTTTCTAAATATTTCAAGAAACCACGTAGAGTGTGTGATACTGCATCAACGGTTAAATCCTTGCCTATATCCATATGGTATTTGTATAGATAATCCGTACAGAACGCTGCGGCTGGATGAGCCTTTTTTTCTTTTGTCTGTGTATTTCTATTGATGTGCATGTCTAAGATGAAATCAGCACAAGCCGTTGGGTTCAACTGAAATGGTTCATAGATGTTGTCTCTACGTGGGAAATCATAACACCCACGGATAGCCCAGGCTATGGCCATTCGTTTCGTTTCCTCTGCACTTAGGGCTTGTTCGCTACCTTCGTCTTCAACACCAGCGAACTTTAGAGGGATCAGTCCGATTTCTTTCTTTCCGAATTTATCATTGGTTTGAAGTTCTACCAGCTTTTTCTCGAACTTGAACCAGTTACCGTGGCCAGGCCCTTTGATACGGGTGACGGATAGCTTCAAACCACCATCAACCTCCTCTAGGAACCATATAGCACTAGTGGCATTCTCGATGAAGCTGTGACCCAAGATAGTTTGCCGGCTCTCTTTAGCTTTAGGGGGGTGGACCGCAATGATAGTGGGTCCATTGAATGATTCAGCCATGGTTTCCGCTGTACGGATAGCCAGATTCATCTCATCGTCAGCATTCTGTCGGCCAGCCGCCGTCGCACGCTGCCAGGTATCAATGATGATGATTACACGGCTTGTACCGACCATCTCGGCGATTTTCTCGATCTCCTTTTTTACATCGTCTTCGCTCATGAGATTGGTGATGCCGTCTCGGATGATCAGATTGTTGGTAGGCAACTTGCCGTGATAAATGTGCCAGCCAATCATATTTAGCTCAAGCCCCTCATCATCCTCGCCGCAAAGGTAGACGACTTTCCAATCATCCTTCTCATATTTCTCCTGTGCCGTGGTATCCAGGCCATGCCAATCCATGCCATGAGCAATACGGCAGGCTAGGTCGAGTAGGATAGTGCTTTTGCCAACTCCACGACGGGCTAGTAGCGCCGTTATACCATGCGCCGGCAACCAGCCTGGTATGACATATTCCCGCCGCTCACCTCGATCCATGAAACCACCACTGTAGTAGTACCCGCGCTCGGGTCTCTCTTTCTCGGGCTCTTGTTCGGCAATTTCACGGGCGCGCTGTAGCGTCAATCTCTCCAAGGGACTGGCTTCGAATTTCTCATGCAGCTCCTCAGGGGTTGGGGGGATGCCCCTCATCTCCATCAGCTCATAAATGCGGTCACGCTTGCAGCCGGGACGGTTCTCAGAATATCGGTAGCCGTTCCGGATCTTGAGCGCTAGTTCATTCAACGGCCAAGGGGGCTCACACCGATCATTCCATCCAGTTTCCACGAATATTTTGAGGGCCATTTCCTCGGAGAGACCATAGTCACGCATGAAGGCAGCGGTGTTGACAGTCCAACCATCACCACCATGCCCTTCGATTGCCGGATCACGGGTCTCTAGGAAGTTGCGAGCTAAGTTGAGATTTTGTTCCAGATCCCAATCACACAAAGAGACATCATGGTTCACATCATCGGCGCCAGGGGTCTTTAGTCGCTCGATCACCCAGTCAGGGGCGTGGGCGATATTATCTAGTAAACCTTCAATGTGAGTGTATTCGCCTGGGGTGTCTTTTGATTTGCAGAGCCCTTCCACGAGCTTTGAGCCTGGCCCGACCACATAACCGTGTCCACCCCTGACATCGATACCAGGAGGGAAGGTATTGGCGTTGGTGACGGCATGTGGCACATGAAGTAGAATATGGATGCCTCCGGATGGTGTACGAACTTTGAAGGTATCTGGTAATTCGCCGTGCTCCATCTCCAATGCAAATAATGCGGCTTCACCATTCTTGCCAGTGCCGACATCTAGATCGAGGATTACAAAGTGAGGACCAGAACAGGCGCCCCAGTTCATATTTGGATTACGTCTGAATAGTTCCTCAACAATCTCGGGGTTGTTGGTGGCATGGTGTAGCCATCCCTGACCGGCTAGGGGCTCTTTGGCGCCATCACTGAGCTGAATGACAAAGAACCCTTGTTGGGCGTATTCAAGCGCCCATTCCCGTCCTGTGCGGTCCATAATGGTTACTGAAGAAGGGCTGCTTCAATGGCCACGACATCGAAGTCAACACCACGAAGCATGGCTTGGCCCACAATAATTGACCGTTCGAATCGAACAATCCCTCCACTTCGCAAACATCGGGGGCGGTTGCGGCGAAACGTACGGGGCCGGATTTTCATCATTTTGGCAGCCTCTGAGGCATTCAATAGACTATCTCTGTTTTCCGCTAGTCGAATAATGATTTGAGGCTTGCAACCGTATGCATCGGCCAATTCTTTAATGGATACGGCCGGATTATGGTCATCTGCCCAGTAGGCGTTGACATCTTGTTCAACTGCTCTCAGGATGGTCCGAGGATGAACCTGGAAAAGCTCAGCTATGTGATTTAATGAAAGCTTGTCGTCAATCCCCACACCTATGAGGGGTTTATATTTCGTCATTGAAGAACTCCCTTTTCGAGTTATGGCGCATACTATCATAGATGGCCACCAGTGTCAAAGCCTTTTTCACATACTTCCAAAAAAAAGAGGTGAAGATTTTTCTTGACAGAGTTGGCCTCATATGAGATAATGCGCTCAAGATTTAAGGAGACAAACTATGCATTCAGATTTTGACAGCGAGCAGATCATCCTGACCGGTCAAGAATTTAATCCCGGTGACGCTCACGAGGTGGTGTTCACTATCGGATTGAAGTGTACCGCACGGTCCTTTGGCGGATCGTTTGGTCCGAGCGGTGGTGATCCCCCATATGACGCTGAATTTGAACTGGTCAGCATACATATCCCAGTGCCTCATGTCAAGACACGTTCTCCTGGACCGGATAATAATTATTATTTTTTAGAATTAACATATCAACAATTTATTGCCCTTGTAGGCGTCGATACGGCTGACGAAATGATCGAACAATCCATATCCGAGGCTATAGACAGTGGAGAATTCTGATGCTGAAAGACTTTATCACGGGGCTGTGTATCTTGAGGGATTACGATGAAACTGCCCAGATGTCGGCTGAACACGATATAATTTACCTAGGCCCTAATTCAAGAATTGTTTCAACCTCGGACATAGAGATATTGGATAGACTTGGATTTCATGTTGACAAAGAATACTGCGGCTTTTACTATTTCACTTGAGGAGAATTCTGATGGAAGATGAGATCCAAGGCGAGAAAGAGGTTACCCTTCAGTCTATGGCTGATGAAAGCGGCAATCGTCTAGCCTTAGCGAACAGCATTTTCGGTATCACCATGGCAGTTACATTAGGTCCGATCGATGACGATGAAACCATTAACACTGCACTTGCAGCTCTCGGCCTTTGAAAAGCTGCACACGCTGGCAGATGGACGGGGTAGGCTAGCTGAAGTTGAAAAGAAACACCTACGGCTTTTATTAAGCGATCACAGCTTGATACTGGGTCGCTTGCAGGATGCCGGTGTTAACATAGAGGAATCTGATGGTAATCGTCGTAAGGTACGCCCGAAGATCGGCGCATGATGATAGAGAATACCTTCGCCGACACACGGTCAAGCTTGAGCGAAGTATAGCTGCCTTGGGCTGGCATGAAGCAATAGACACGGCTACAGCCGGCTTAAGAGAAGGTGAACGTATAGTTTCGATTGCAGAAGCGGGGTATAACTAATGCACATAGATGAGTTTATTAAAGAGCAACGGATAGCGCTGTTTAAATTTCGCCAATCGTGGCTCAGGAAAAATCGGGACGCGCCTTTGGATTATCCGGCGAACCTCGACCCCGGTGGATGGGACGAACAGTTCATTATGTGGGGCGACGGTTACCCTGGCCACGAAAAAAGTTCTTGACAATAGCGGCCTTTAATGGTATAATGCGTACCAATTAGACAACGGCCCCAAACTCAGGAGGCTGTCATGTAAAGATAAGGACGATGACAATGGACACCATAATCTTTGATGTCGACGGAACCCTGACTGACGTATCTCATCGCCGGCATTATGTGACGGGCGGGAACACGGACTGGGGAAAGTTTTTCGATGAAATGGTGAACGACCCTCCCTTCCGTGATACTGGTCAATCAAGGCGCCATCAAATTATTCCTTTTTAGCGGGCGCCCTGAAACCTATAGAAAGCAGACCGAGCAACAGCTCATGATTTATGCTCGATCTTACATCCAGAAAGCCGAAGCATTACTCATGCGAGGGGAGGGAGACTACCGACCGGACACTGAAGTGAAACGTGAGATGCTTCGGGGCATTCAAGGCCAAGGGTATGAGGTACGCCTTGTAGTAGATGACCGACCATCCGTGGTCCAGATGTGGAAAGACGAGGGGCTGACTGTTCTCGCACATGACAGCGGTGAATGGGAAGATCAGAATCGGGATTGGGATGACGGCGCGCTGCATATTATGGTTGGCCCTTCAGGTGCGGGCAAAAGCCATTTCCTTCTTAAGGTACCCAGCCTAATAGTACGCTGTCCAGGTGTAGTATTATCTTCTGACGCACTTCGAACAGAGATCACTGGAGATATCAAGAATCAGGGCGCCAACACCCAAGTATTTGCAGCGATCCATGCTTTGGTTGAGGCTCGTGTTAAGAGCGGGCTTACGACCTTCGTGGATGCCACTAACCTTCATGCTAGAGACCGTCGAGCGTTACGGGATAGATGCGGCAAGAACACTAAAATTTTCTATCACGTCATCGATCGACCACTAGCTCACAAGCATCGGGATGGTGGATGGCGGGATAGCGTGGTCATTAAAGGGACCAAACTTATTGACAAACATCATCAATCGTTTAAGTCTGGTTTGAAATATATCTTGCGGGGTGACGATGATCCCCGCGTAACAGTTATTGATCATAGGATAGGATGAAAAAGAAATGACTGGGTCTAAAACTCTCCCCAATAAACCTTCTGAACTTATTCTTCTAGCTCTAAAGGATCTCATATTGGTTGAATGTTCTAAGAGTTACGAGATTGATATGGGTGAATGGCACACCCCACGTTCATCTTTTAATGATAAATGTCTAGTCTGTTTTGCGGGCGCGATTATGGCTAAAACCCTTAAGATAGATGCATCTGAAGATGTCGATCCTACGGATTTTTCAAACGCAACCCATAGCAAGTTGGAGTCTTTGGAGTTCTTTAGAATGGGTGAGGTCGGTGATGCGTTTGAAATCTTAGGACGTAGTTACACTAAAGGACTTGAGTTTGACAGAAACATTACACACTATGCGACTAACGCAGGGAAATTCAAACGAGAGATGCGTAAGCTTGCGGCCGATTTAGCGGCTAAAAACTATTGAACAGGAGAAGACAATGAACGTTAGTGAGAAAATTATTGGTGGAATTATCCTAGCTATGGGTACAGCAGGTTTGGTCATGCTCGGGGTGCTGCTTAGTACGTTGATGGGGATCGTGATCGGCTGGGTTGTCGGCTGGTTTTTCACTCCGACCATCCTTGGCATTTTCGCAGCTCTAGGCGTCGAGGGGTTTGCCATGTGGCAGATCGGTGCTTTCTTGGGTTTCGTCGGCGCCTTCTTGAAGACAAGTGTCACCACTAACTAGGTACAGAGCTTAGGGCGCAGGCTTAGACAATTCGTCCTACCTACTGCATACTGAAGACCTTCGGGTGAGCCTGGGAAATGCAGAGGATCGAGCACGGCGATGATAGGGTGATGGGGGCAATCCGATGACCGTGCAAGCCCCTAAGCTTTTGGAGGTAACAATGAAGATCACGCATATCAGCCAGCTCTTGCCTTTAGTTGAGACCATGCCTGAGTTCGTAGTCATCGACAAAGGTGACTACCAGGTGATTGACTACGTGTACCAGGACCAGCATACTTTCGACAACCCTGACCTAATGGAGTGCCGGGGTATCAAGTTCGATGCTGATGGTTTCATTCTAGCCCGTCCTTTTCGTAAGTTCTTCAACTATGGTGAGCGCGGCGCCGACATGCCAGCGCATCGACCGCACGTCATTACCGAGAAGCTTGACGGCTCGATGATCCACCCGGTATTGCTGACGCACCGAAAATTCTTTTACCTGCATACCCGAAAGGGTCTCACTGATGTGTCGCGTAAGGCTGAACGATTCGTCTTGTCTGCCAACGTGGACTATCGACAATTCTGCAAGATGTGCCTGCTCTCGGGCTGGACCCCAATCTTTGAATACACCAGCCCGAATAATCGTATTGTTCTCCGCTATGAGGAGGATGACATGCGTCTGCTAGCCATGCGCAATACCATGACAGGCGAGCACCGGACCCAAGCAGACATGCGTGCTATCGCCGAGGCATACCAGATTCCCGTGGCTCGCACCTATCAATGGGATTTGACCGGCGATCTGGCCGGCTTCGTTAAACACACCCGAGAGCTACAAGATGCTGAAGGTTTCGTTGTCTACTTCGATGACGGCTACATGGTTAAGATTAAGGCTGAAGATTACGTGCTCAAGCACCGTGCCCTTGACGACCTTGGCAGCAAGAAGAAGGTGGTGGCCCTATGCACTCAAGGCTTTATGGATGATGTATTACCTATCCTTTCGGAGGCTGACGCTTCAGAACTGATAGCTTTTCACGACGAACTTCAGCATGAGATCGCAAAGCTAACAAAAGTGGCTGAGGGTCATGCATGGTGTGTGACTAGGGGAGAGATTAGTCGCAAGGACTGGGCTCTACACTACGCACCCATGATCAAGCCTCAATGGTTAGCGGGAGTATGCTTTGGTGTCATGGACGGAAAAGATGCCAGGATGATGATGTTGAAAGCTGTTGAGCGAGGGGGTTATGAAGATATGCCTGTCCAGTGGCGAGGTCAGTGATGGCTGATCCCTATGCTAAATTAAAGTTAAATGACCATGAGGCCAAGGTCATGGAGCATCTAGTAGATGCTATCGCCACATTGCTGCATCAGGGTTATCATGATCTAAACAACACCAGTACGGATAAAGATCGTGTTGCTTTTATAATAAATAACGCTGGGGTCAGGGCCTGTCTTGTCTTTGCTCAAAACGTATGTTTACTCAAATATAATCCAGCTCCTATAGACTATGAAATAGGGGTGCAAACACGTAGAGAGTCTGTTGAGATGTTACAAGATGTTATTGCTTTCTCCTATGAGACAGCCAATGAGACCGCAAAGGGGAACTTAAGTTGATACTCTCAGCTCAATCAATCAAACAAGCCGATTTCATAACACCATTCCACCATAGATCTATCATCAATGGTAAGACTTTCGGCCTTAGCTCGGCCGGCTATGATGTTCGGGCTGACCTGGGGGTCGGGGACACCATACTGTTCTGGTCTCCCCATAGCTGGCGTGGTGGGCATGGCCGTACTTTTGCCTTGATTAGCACCATGGAACATTTCCTTATGCCTGATGATATTCTGGGGGTGGTCCACGACAAATCAAGCTGGGCTCGCCGAGGGTTGACAGTTCAGAACACGGTCATTGAACCAGGGTGGCGTGGATTCCTCACCCTAGAACTTACGTACCATGGGGACGCTGATATTGCATTGCATCAAGGCGATCCTATAGCACAAATCGTATTCCACCGTCTTGATATGGCCACCGTACAACCCTATGACGGCAAGTATCAGGACCAAGCGCCGGGACCGCAAGAGGCTATCGAAGAAATCTCTTGACAATGATGGCCACATAGGATATAATGCGTGTTCACATCGCAGGAGGTCTCTGTGCTGAAGTTTAATGAGAGCACTGATAGCTTCATCCTTTACACTAAAGACGAAAAGAAAGCTGAGAACGCTGGCCTTACCCTTTCGAATAACATCCGGGGACCGGCCGGTGATCGAGTGTATTTTACTGCTGACCATAACATGAAGCCAGTATTCAATCCGTACGCCGTGCTCGATTTCTATGATGAGGCAGATGATAAAGCTGCTGATTTTCTTCACGGACTTGCGAAAGATTATCGTGCCTCATGGGCTGATGGCACTGTCGGTACATATCCATCCTATCCTGTTCCCGATGGCCGTGAATACATGCCATTTCAGACGGCTGCGGTGTATAACCTACTGGATCATGGCGGGGGGATTATTGCAGATGAACCTGGATTGGGCAAAACTATCCAAGCCATCGCTTACGCCAATGCCTTGGGGGCTAAAAGTGTTTTAGTCATAGTACCCGCAGCCGTGAGATTACAGTGGAAGAGAGAAATATTGTTATGGAGTGTCATTCCTAAAGTTACGGTTGAAACCATATTTGCGGGTTCACAAAGCACCTGGAATAGCCCAAACTATCTTGTCTGTTCCTATGACCTGGCTCGTAATCATGGAATCCATGCAGCGATTTGTTCTCGTGATTGGGATTTACTCATCACTGATGAAGGGCACTATCTTAAAACTAATGATGCTCTACGTACTCGTGCTATATTCGGTGGGGGTGATGGCTACTTTCATGATAAATGGATAGCTAAGCATTGCGATCATCACGTATCTTTAACCGGTACTCCGCTCCCCAATAGACCACGGGAATCATATGTCTTGGCTCGGGGAATGAACTGGCCAGCGATCGATTACCTGTCTAAAGATGCTTTTATGTATAGATATAATCCGTCAGTACGTTCCGAAATTACAGGTAGGAACATAGAAAAGAAAGGCCGGTTGCCAGAATTGAATGCTAGATTACGATGCAGCGTGCCTATGATCAGGCGTTTGAAGGCTGATGTTCTTCCTCAACTTCCACCTAAACGTTATGAGATGACGTATCTGGAACCCAATGGCAACGTCCAGAGAATTCTGAAGGAAGAAGCACTAATTGACTTCGATCCGAAAGTGCTATTCAATCCTGACTTCAAGCTGGGTGGTACGCCGATCAGTACGTTACGCCGGGAGATGGGCGAGGCTATGGTGCCGGAGGTATTGGAGTACTTGAAATATCAGATCAATATCGTAGAGTTACCCAAAATCATAGTTTTCGCTCACCATAAAGTAGTCATCGCTGCAATAGCTGAAGGGCTGGCACGTCACGGGGTGGTTCTGCATGTCGGGGGTATGAGCCCCAAGAAAAAAGCGGAATCCATACACAGATTTGTCAATGACCCAAGGGTGGGCGTGTTCCTTGGCCAGCTTGATACCATGGAGGGGGTTGACGGTCTTCAGACTGTGACAGAGCACGTGTTCTTCCCTGAGGCAGCTTGGACCCCACGGGGTAACGAGCAGTGTGTGGACAGGGCACATCGGATGGGGCAGCGGGGGGATGTGATCGCTCGCTTCCTACTGATTGAAGGTAGCTTTAACGAGAAGGTGTTGCACACAGTGATGTCCAAGGTGCCTGATATTCATGAGACGTTAGATAGGAGACTTATAACATGAAAGGCTTGACCGTTAATCTTATGCGGATAAGTGGGGTACGCCCCCGAGTCCATGGCAATGGGTTCATCCAGTATGATATAGACGACCGCATACGCCTGCATGTTTGGGGCGATCCCCGTATCCCTAAACAGAAGGTGGCGACGCCTATTCATGATCATGGGTTTGGGTTCACCAGCCGGGTGCTCAAGGGAAGTATGACTAATACCCTATATAAGTTTTCCCCTCATGTTCATGGAGATTTCCGAGTTTATCGGGCCGTGAGCACCCCTGAAGGTGAAGATTCTAGTAGGTTAGAGCCAACGGGTATTATCGGCAAGATCAGAGCGTTTAGTACGGATATCATACTGGCCGGTGGAGAGTATAGGATGGAACCCTTTGTATACCATGAGAGTAAAGTCGAGGGGCCTACGGCTACGATGATCTTCAAAGATGGTCCGACTATGGCGCAAGGGGGTTCTACACCACGAGTTTTGGTTGGGGTAAACCAGAAACCCGACAACGAATTCAGTCGCTACGATGCGGACGAGGAACTTCTCTGGCAGATCATTGAGGACGTGATTGGGCAGCGGTGAAACTTTTTGCTTGCCACCACTGTCAAAATCTGATATGATACACCCTGAAAAAAAATGGAGATGACGATGGATTATGAATTGTTTTTTGACATTCGAAAAAGTGCTCAGGGGGACCAGTTTTATCCCACGATCGTTGCCACTGATGGTTCAAAGTTGGTCTCCAACACAGGCTTCTATAGTATCGCACATGCGACTGCCTTTAAGTCGGGGTTCGATCTATGCCAATCGATTGAAGATGTCGGCGGGTTTGAAATGATGCAAGAGGAGGTAAGAGCGAAAGAAGATGAAGAAGAAAACCCCTCCCAAGAACCGGAATTCGCCGGCGCACAGCCTGGAAGATCCAAGGTTCCGGCAGCGTAAAGTCCGTTCTAAGAAAAATTATAATCGTAAGAAAGACAAGGCCGATGGTGTTCGTGAGACAAAGACGGAAACGTGACTGTGGTGTGGCCGCTTTAGCCATGCTTTGCAATGTTAATTACGAAGAAGCACGTGAAGCCATCCCTTGGTATGTCAACAAGAAAGGTTATACTATCCGCAAGGGCACCACTACTAGGATGATGAGCCTCCGTTTAGAATATGGGTAGGCATCCCTGATAATAGTTTGGTTAGAGTCCCTGATCCTGATAGTCGAAACTGGCATTGGGTGGTGTGGAGAAACTATAAAATATATGACCCAGCTCGCGGTGTGTTTAAATCAGATGACTATCATTATCAACCCTCTAGTTACATGGAATTTGTAGTATGCATGAGATGAAAATTTCTGTCTGCACCTACTCAAGTGGTGACTTTGAAGTCATTATTAAAGATGAGAATGACAGAGAGGTTACGTTATCAGGCAATCAAAAATTAACGCCCGAGGAATTTGAGTTAGTTAATGAACTAGCTCCGGCTTGTGTGTTCACTAGATACGTTAGGGAGTAATACGATGTACGAGATGATGTTCGATCTTGAAACCCTGGATACAGTTCCAAATGCCATTGTGCTATCGGTGGGGGCGGTAATCTTTGAAACTTTTCTTAATCCTGCCACAGGGCTAGAGAAATTGACGTGGAACCCCATCGGCCGCTATTATCGTCGGCTTAATATTCAAACTCAAATCGATCTCGGTCGTAGCATGAGCGAAGCCACTTTGCTGTGGTGGATGCAGCAGGATCTCACGGCTCGGGAAGAAGCTCTGGCTCCTGTGACCGAACGCCGTGACTGTTGGGCAGTACTCAACGGGTTGAATGACTTTGCTTCCCAGTTCACCGATCCTAGTTCAGGAACACACAATTATTCTATCACTCGGTTCTGGGCGAACCCTTCAACATTTGACTTTCCTATATGGGATAGCCTAGCCGCTAATCTAGCAGCTCCAGTGCCGTGGCGTTACAATCAGTTTCGCGATGTTCGTACTGTGGTGCAAACGGCTAACCTATCAGTCAAGAGTCATGTTGCACCAGAGGTTAAGGGTATACCCCACATGCCTATCTATGATTGTGAGTGGCAGATCAGTCTGCTCACAGCGGCTCGGGAACGGCTACGGCGTAGAAATAGTTCTTGACATTGCCGGCCATTTTTGGTATAATGCGCCATCAACTAAGGAGCAAATGACGATGCCAGATATCACCACAATCCGTGTCATGCGTATGCGCAAGGTGCAGCCTGAACAGTTCGGCAGTGCCGGCGCTGAGGTCGAGATGTTCGCCACCGTTCGTGAGGGCGAGAACCCGATGGACGCCGCGCGCGACATGTTGAATCAGACCCGTGCCCTGGTATACGAGAACCTGGGTATGAAGTTGCCGGAAGCTGCTAAGACAGCGCTCGCTGAAATGGCTGCCCGCGATACGGCTGATGATCTTGTCGCTGTCACGGTAGAGACTGACGCGATTCCCGAGGCGCCGCCGGCTACCGAGCCGAAGAAGCGTGGTCGGCCGAAGGGTTCTACAAACACTCGTCCAAAGGCTGGTACGCCTGCTGCCGATGCACATTTGGCGGGTAACGCGGCTGACGAGAAAGTTCCGGTTGCTGACGCATCTCTGCCGGCTGACGAAACCCCGACTGAGCCAACTCATGATCCGTCCGAGCCACCCGATCCATCCATGCCGGCTGACGATGAGGTTCCGAACATCAGCACAGGGGAAGCTCGGGTAGGTCCGGACGATGACGCTGCTGATCATGGTGCTGAAATGCCACCCGAGGCTACTGACAATGCTGAAGATTTGGCGCCTTGGGAAGGTGAGACCAAGAACAACGTCCATAAATTGTACACGGCCCTTGATTTGCAAAACGATCTTCGGAAAGCGTGTCCATCAGATAACGATTCCGGGACCATAACCGTGCAACAAGGTCGGCAGATTATGGCTGCATTTAAGGTTACCCGTACCCGTGATCTAACTCCAGAGCAGGTAAAGCAAGCCAAGAAAATGCTTGACGACATGATCGCGGCGAAGACGAAGTGACCACTGTCGGCAACAGGATCGTACTAGGGGAGGGGAGGCATTCCAACAGGGGCGCCTCCTCCTCCGATCGTGTCATAGGCTGCGCTGGCTCAGTCAACCTCATTGAGAAGCTGTCCAAAGCCGGCACCATCACCCCTAAGACCAATCCAGCAGCGGCCGAAGGTACGGCTGCGCACCTCATACTGTCCACCTGTCTTGAAGACGGCACTGACGCCCAAGATATGGCCGGCATGGAGATCGAGGTTGCCAATTGGGTGTTCCCGGTTGACAAGGAGATGATCGAGGGGGTGCAGGAATCACTTGATTGGGTCAGGGCTCGAATAGCTAAGGCCAGGAGCGACGGCTTCGAAGTCAACCTCTACGTCGAGAAGATGCTCGAATCCTTCACGGATGACGACGCCTATGGTACGGGCGACGTACTGATCCACATCATCACCGATCGTATGATCGTGTTCGATTTCAAGTATGGTAGGGGCATCACCTGCGAGCCCACGAGCAATCAGAACAAATACTACGGTGCTCTGGCTTGCGAGACTTACCTGGCGGCGCCGGATGACATCAAGGTGGTGGAGAGCTGGATAGGCCAACCCCGCATACCTCATCCCGCTGGCACCATCCGGCGACACATCACAAACGTTGACGAGCTGACCAAGTGGTGGTTCGGTACCATGCTGCCGTCTATCCGAGCGTCACGTGAAGATGATGCAATGCTTACCATCGGCTCATGGTGTCGGTTTTGTCCTGCTCGGGGCCACTGTCCTGCTCTTAAGCAAGAGACTATGGACTTCCCGATCGACATCGACCCGACGTTCCTGACTACCCAAGAACTGGGAGAGATGCTGGCCAAGCTAGAGGCTATCGTGGTCTTGAAGCCAGTGGTCGAGGCTGAGGCCTACAAGCGTGCTAAGGGTGGGGAGAAAATCCCAGGCAAGAAACATGTCAACAAGCGATCGAACAGGGTCTTCCAAGAGGAGCTGCCGATCGATAGAGGTGACGGTGAGATGGTGGTAGTTACATTGAAGCAAGCCGTAGAGATTCATTTTGGGCCAGATGCTTACACCGAACCCGAGCTTAAGTCGCCGGCTCAAATCGACAAACTAGAGGGTGGCAAGACGTTCACCAAGCTGTGGTCTCACAAACCGTTCAAGGGCACCACACTGGCCCCTCTTACTGACAAGCGGGCTGAAATAATGCCCGCAATAGAACGATTTAGAGCACAAAGATCTTGACACAAGCACCTTAATATGTTATAAGGGATGATACTCGTTACATCGTAACGGGATTCATGCCTGACAATGCCTGACAATGCAAAGGAGCACATACTATGGCTGCAAATCCACACGCAAAGACCGTTCTTTCTCCTATCTTCCGTCTTTCTTATCCCACTCTTATCACGCCTGAACAGTTCAAAGACCCGGTTACCAAACAGGCCAAGGGTGATCCCATCTACAACATGGAAATGATCTACGATCCCGTCGACCTCGAAACATTCAAGGTCGAAAATCCTGAGTCGGGTGGATGGGATGAGATCGACCTTCGCAAGCTCGGTGCCCGTTTGGCCAAGGCCCGTTGGGGTGCTGACTTTAATCCCGCTGAAGCTGTACGGCACGGTGGTCTCGGTTGGCCGTTCAAGAATGGCGATGAGCGCGCCGAACAAAAGGGTGACAAGGCTGACCACCTAAAAGGTAAGATCCTGGTTCGTGCTAAGGCGCTGACCAAAATCAATGAGAAGCCTGTCGAGGGACCGCGCCTCTACTACGTCGAGGATGGCAACTTTCAACAGATTGTTCGCGGCAGTGATGCTGCTCGTGAAATGGCGACTGCCATGTTCTATGGTGGCGCTTACTGCACGGCTGAGCTGTCTATCGTTGCTTCCGACTTCGGCGCCAAGAAATACATCACCATCTATATCAATGGCGTCGTATTCGAGCAGCATGGTGAACGTTTCGGTACCGGCTCTCTGATGGAGAAGTTCCGTGGTACCAGAGGTGGTCAGACTGATTACGATCCGACTGCTGGCATGAGTGGCAACGACCTGGACAGCGAAGTTCCTTACTAGGATCGCTCGACCAGGGGGTGGGTGAGGTTAGCCGAGGAGAATTATGAAACTTTCCCGAACCCTCCCCCATCCTCCATAGGAGATTACCATGGCCAAGTTCAAAACACTTAAAGATATGATGATAGCCGGTCAGCTTACTACTGGTGAGGTACGGCGTATGGCAACGTGTCTATTCAATGACATGATGCCTCTCGCGGGCGCTCCAGAGGGCTACACAGCGAAGGCGCCAAACTTTGATGCCTTACCCGATAGCTGCAAACAATTCATTATCAAGGCTTTGCTTGAAGGTAAAGTCACGAACATTCTGGACGCCCAAGAAGTTACCAGCTACCAACCATTGGCCCCTGAAGATGAGAAATGGGTTTAAGTGGCGGCCCCCTCTACACAAAAGCTTCCAGTCTGTTTAGTTGATTTCGAGACCCGATCTTTCCTTAACGTGAAGCTCGTCGGGGCTTGGCGCTATGCTGAAGACTGGACCACGGAGATCTTTATCCTTTCATGGAAGATGATGGGCACTACTATCCGTGGACGCTGGCATCCTGGGCAACCTTTCCCCCAAGAACTTTTGGACCATATAGAGGTGGGGGGCGTATTTGAAGCACACAATGTACAATTCGAACGTGCCATCTGGATAATGATCCTGGCCCGTAGGTATAAGATCCCAGTGCCCAAATTTTGGCAATGCACTTTATCGGTTTGTGCATACCGGGGCTTGCCCCTTGCATTGGATGATGTCGGATCAGCTCTGGCTTTACCGATTCAAAAATCTGCGGACGGTAAGTATCTATTAAACACCCTCTGTATGCCTAAGTTCGGGACCAAGAAAGAGCCTGACAGGATCTATCGTGAAGACCCCGATCTTATGGAACGTCTCTACAATTATTGTGATACAGATGTAGATTCAGAGGAGTGTTTAGGGTTTACTATAGGAGATTTACCTCCATCTGAATATGGACTGTGGAAGCTAGATCAGCGTATTAATCAGCGTGGTGTACAGCTTGATGTAGAGGCTGTAGAAACGGCTTTGAGAATGACCGGTGAGATAGAAATCAAACTCAATGCAGAGCTGGCTGATATTACTGACAATGCGGTTACTGCTGCTACCCAACGTGATAGGCTATTGAAATGGGTTACGGATCAAGGTGTCATGCTAGAGAACTTGAAAAAGGAGACACTAGAAGATATATTGAAAGTTGGGTCAGACGGTAAACAACTTAACAATTGGAGATTTCCTGACCAGGTTATAAAAGCACTAGAGATCCGACAAACCCTAGCTAGAGCCAGCACCAAGAAGCTTATAAAGATGCTTGATACCGTCAACCAAGACGGTCGTATACGAGGGTTGTTACAGTATCACGGCGCGGGCACCGGTCGATGGGCTGGCCGTTTAGTTCAACCACACAACTTTCCACGCGCCACCTTAAAAGTTAAGATGGAAGACCTACATGGGATCATAAGAGAAGGAGATCCGGACTTACTAGACTTCCTGTTTGGCAATGCTATGAACGCCATTTCTAATAGCCTGCGGGGGATGTTTATCTCTGCTCCTGGTAAGGTGCTCCGTGTCTGTGATTTCAGCGCCATTGAAGCTCGTGTGGTGTTCTGGGTGGCTCATTGCATGGATGGGCTTGATGTCTTTCATGCTTCTGACCGGGGTGAAAGCGAAGACATCTATTGTGTGACAGCTAGTGATCTAGTTGGCTTTAAAGTTATGAAGAAGCTCCACAACCATGAACGTCAGCTCGGGAAGATCACGGTGCTCGGTTGCGGATATCAGATGGGTTGGCGTCGACTCCAAGAACAAGCCGATATGGACTTCAACATCACTTTGACCGATAAAGAAGCTCAGAAGATGGTCAACGTTTACCGGAAGAAGTATGAGCAAGTAAAGTGGCTTTGGTACGGACTAGAGGAAGCTGCGATCGAAACCGTGAAGACTGGCAAATCTTACGGGTACCGCGACATAAGTTACGAACTGATTGATGATAAAGCTGGTCGGTGGCTGGCCTGTGTACTGCCAAATGGCAGGCGTTTATGGTACTTTAACCCCATGGTTAATAAGGTCAGTTTCCAATGGCCTTCAGGGGACTGGGCAGAAAAGGATCAGCTCAGTTATATGGGTCGTGACAATAAGCGTGGTGGTGCTTGGGGACGGGTCACGACCTACGGGGGGATGCTCACAGAGAACGTGGTACAAGCTATCGCTCGCGACCTGATGGCTGAAGCCATGATCCGGGTGGAGAACAAGGGATATAGTATTGTATTGACAGTGCATGACGAGATCATCAGCGAAGACGATCCGAAGCATGGTAGCATGGCAGAGTTCGAGAGTGAGATGTCTATCGTGCCACCATGGGCTCAAGGCTGTCCCATAGCAGTTGAAGGTGGAGAGATCACCCGTTATCAGAAGGTATAAGAATATGGTTAATTATGTAATCGGAGTGGAGGGTGATTATGTATATCATTATCTCTATGGCTCCAGGTTCAATGCAAAACAGGCACCAAAGGGTCCGAACCTACAGCTAGCCAGAATATTCACCAGTGAAATTGGTGCTAAGCGAGAGATGAGTATGGCTAGGGGTAGGTTGATCGAAATCGAGATAAGGATTAAGGACGATGGCACATTACATAGTAAAAGTGATTGACAAGGACGGAAGACGACGAGATGGGTTCAGAACACTTTATCAGTATTCTCGCCGACCACTCAGCACGGACTATCCAGGGTCATACATGGCTCGTACAGGGTTCGGCGAATTCATCCGTCTGGCCAGGGTCTTCAATACTAAGGCGGCTGCTACGAATAGTATGAAGGCTGCTGAATCAACATGGCAAAGTAGTTGGCACGGCGAGGTGCTTGAAATAGAGATAAGGATAAAGGACGATGACCAAGAAACAGCGTTCACCAGAGATGCTCCTCCAGGACGCGGCGGTGCGCAAAGCCAAGTTAGTACCCGAGAGAAAGTTCTTTTGTAGCAGGCGGATGATGTGGGCTAACGGTAAGTGGCCTTTCTCTTGGAGTTTTTTCACTAACTGGCGGGGATTCGTTCTGGATATAGGTCGGCCGAAAGTTAAAGTGCATGGTGAGACTACTCCGGAATCCCAGTTCGTTCTGGACTTAAGCACCCGCCCCTTTGGTATGATATGCTTTTGGCATACGAAACGACTATTTTGGATTGGAGATAAAGAATGGAAGCGAGCGCTCACCACATCGTCAACACATTGAACGCTGCCGCGATAGCCGCCGACATCTTCATGGAGGAGGATGTTACCATTCAAATTGTGGACGGGGGTGTGCTCTGTAAAATAGAGTGGCTGGGACGGGACGGAACTCCGAGGAAGATCGATAACTTTACCCCGTGGACAACGATCGAAGTTATTACGGACTTTAACCCTCTACTGGCTTCCCTACGTGGGCTTCAAGAAAAGAAAAAATACTCAGGAGTTAGTGGCTGATGGACGGCACTATCATACTAACCCCGGAACAAGTGGCTGCTCTGGAGCTGGGCGGCAAGAAGCTATCAGAGCCAGTTAAGAAGACGCTGGATCTTTTGGCTATAAATATAATACGGGGGTATGTACGTGAGCGGGTTTTTGGTCCTACCTTAATGCCAACTACAAAACAAAGGTTCATGCTATACCCCTCATTCGCTGTTATGCTATGGATGGAGCAAATTCATGAACATTCTAGGAATTGATCCCGGCCTCACTGGAGCTATCGCTATGTGGGATGGACACAACCTTACAATCCAGCCAATTCCTACGGTCAAGGTAACAACACGTGGTCGTGACGTAGATTGGGGAACGTTAAACCATATATGGGACGAACACTTTTTTTGGGCTGATCACGCTTTCATAGAACGGGTAGCCTCTCGACCAGGCCAAGGGGTAGCAAGTATGTTCAAATTTGGCATGGTATATGGTGGACTGAGATCTATGGCTGCATCCAAACTTGTCCCTTCCACCTTAGTCCTAGCCAGCAAGTGGAAGAAGTCTTACAGCCTATCCGCAGAAAAAGAAGCTGCTGTAGCACGAGCGATAGAGCTGTTCCCAGCCTCTGCCAGTCTGTTTCGAGGGCCACGGGGCGGTATGTTGGATGGAATAGCCGAAGCCGCTCTCATTGCACGCTATGGCTATGATCAAATAGGAAACGAATCATGACACCTTTGCAATTTGTAAATTTTTATATTAAGCATGGATCTATAAAGGCTGTTGCGCGCAACCAAAATATTGCGTATAGACAGGCGCGGAAACTATACTTGCGCGCAGTCAGTGACGGCCTCATGGACCCGCAACCGGTGGGGGCTAAAAGTAGGGATCAAAACAAGCGACCCGAACCTATCTTCACCGGCCACGAGTTGGCCCCAAAAACTATGTCCTTTCCCGTACCCGAGAAGGGGGTCGCCACATACATCTGCACATCTGCACAGAACAACACGAAACTGCATCAGCAACTCTGGCACAATCTATTAACGCTTGCAAAATATATTGACGCCAAGGTACTAGTTGCACGATATACGTACATGAAATCAGGGCTCGGTGAGCTTGGGGACAAGGCCAAGTTTACGGGGGCTAAGACTGAAACCCTGTACGGAGCAAACACCCTAGCATGGGCGTCGGAAATTGGACGATACCTCTTGGACGAACGAGCAGAGTTAGCCCCTGGCCTCGTATGGTGCGGGGAGTGGCAAAGGTTGCCGACAGTGAAACGACCACTCAGCGGTTACGAAGCGTACACCGGCCGCAAGTCGGGGATCTTCCCACATGCCAAGTTTGAGATGACTTCAGTGGTCAGTTCCAAGTTCGAACCCACCAAATTCAATTACACTACCGGCACTGTTACCATGAGGAACTACATCGTGAAGGGTGCCGGCCTCCAAGCCACGTTCCATCATGGGTACGGGGCTCTCTTAGTCGAGGTAGACTCCGAGGGTGACTGGTTCGTACGTCAGCTCAATGCTGATAGCGATGGCACAGTCTATGACAAAGATCTATGTGTTAAGGATGGGGAAATCACTCACGGTCATCGTGTCGAAGCTATTAACTGGGGGGACATACACGAACAAGACAAAGATCTGGTAGTCAATGAAATCGGCGCCGATATGATGACAGAGTTGCGGCCTCACAAAGTGTTTTACCACGATCTATTGAACTTTGGTAGCCGTAATCATCATGAGCGCAAAGACCCGTTCAAGAAACTAGAGAGACACGTGCTTGATCAGGAAGATGTGCGACGTGAAGTAAACAACGCCATGCATTTCATAGCCGTCAAGGCCGTTATCCATTCTGACACTGAGCACGTCGTAGTCGATAGCAACCATGACAGAGCCTTAGAGCGCTGGCTTCGTGAGAGTGACTGGCGGGATGATCCAGTCAACATGGAGTTTTACATGGAAGCCGCTCTGGCCAAGGTGCGGGCGATCAAAAACCGTGAAGGTTTTCACATGGTGCGACACTGGTTTTACGATTACACCAAAAAAGATGTTCGCCTATTCAAGAATGTCTGGTTCATGGACGAAGATCAGAGCTACGTCATATGTGAGGATGCCAACGGGGGTATTGAATGTGGTATGCACGGACATCTTGGTCCGAACGGGTCTCGGGGTGGTGCCGCAGCCTTCGCTAAGATGGGGCGTCGTGCCAACGTAGGGCACACCCACCAGGCCGGTATTTACGATGGTATCTATACGGCTGGCACGTCCAGCAACCTCGACATGGGATACAACAGGGGGCCGGGAAGCTGGTCTCACTCCCACATTGTCACCTATGAGAACGGCAAGCGAGCGATATACACCATGTGGCGCGGGAAGTGGTGCGCTGGAATGAGGCCGGTGGGTGCTTACATGGATACTGCATTTGATTCCAAGCCACAACCAAGCAATCACATTGCATAAAACTCTTGACAATTGCGGCCTTTTGTAGTAAGCTGCCTCACTCAATAAGGAGATGATGATGTACCTAACCCCTCCGAAGAAGACTATCTACCTTGCCGGCCCGATCAGTGGGCTTACGTACACAGAAGCACGTTGTGGGTGGCGTGAAACTTTCGTTACAGAATTGACACGTTCGGGCCTGGATCACATCTTTTGCCACAGTCCGATGCGAGGCAAAGAATTCTTGATGCAGGTTGACGGTCCTTTGGGGAGCAGCGAACGAGATTACCCAAAGGATGCTATGGCTACTGCTGCTGGAATTACCACCCGTGACTACAATGATGTGAAAACCTGTGATGCTATGGTCGCCTGTTTCTTAGAGAGCAGCGGTATTTCAGCGGGCACTTTCATGGAATTCGGGTTTGCCTGGGCTTTACAGAAACCTATCATTGTCATCGGTCCTGAAAATGACGTGAACGTTCGTCATGTAATGGCTGAGCGGGTTGCTGGCTATCGGGTAGACACTATAGAGGAGGGGGTCTTTCTAGTCGGCCATCTCCTAACGCCAGGGCTCTGATCATGGGTCATTGGAATTGTTCAGTTTGTGGGCATGATAAATGCATATGTCCACATTGCAATATATGCTCGTCAAAACCTTGCACATGTCCGCCGAAGACGAATCAGACCATGGTGGTGGGCCAAGTGGTGCCGGCACAGGGTATGATGCCAAATCATAAGGGAGAACGTGATGTACGTAGAGTACCAAGAAAGTCTTCTGAACCGGAACACTACCGTACCATAGGGGGCACGCCAGAGGATCGGCCGCCTCTTGACCCAGCGCATAGACTTGCGAAAGAAATACTAGGCCAAGGCGCTGACGGTGGGGGGCTCCGCATGGACGGCGGCAAAATTAAATTTGATCTCCTCCCACCCGAGTGGAAACAAGCTCTCGCCGATGTCATGACTCAAGGTGCGAAGAAGTATGATGCTCGCAACTGGGAGAAGGGCATGGACTGGTCTTCTATGATCGGTTGCATCGAGCGTCACCTAACCAAGTTCCTTGCCGGCGAGCGCTATGACGGTAAGGAGTTCGACCTGGAGAAAGGCACTACAGGGTGCCACCACCTCGCCATGGTCGCCTGGAATGTTCTAGCCCTTATGACCTACGACACTCGTGAACTCGGCAACAACGACTTACCTAAAGCGGTCACGTTGAAGCTTCTCAATCGACTGAACGCGGCTACTTCCGATATGGGGAATGAAATTTATGACGTTTGAACACTATCAGAAGTTTGTCAACGCGGGTGTGAGCCTGCAAGATGACACCTATCGCGAGCGTCTCATGTTGGCGGGAATGGGTCTAGGAGGCGAGGCTGGGGAGGTTTGTGACCACGCCAAGAAGGTAGCTTTCCATGGCAAGGACATGGACAGGGACGCACTAATCAAGGAACTAGGTGACGTGCTCTGGTACTATGCTCTAATGCTCAACACCAATAACATCACCTTTGAAGAAGTAATGCACGCTAATGTCTTCAAGTTATGTGACCGGTATTCCAGGTTGCATGGAGACCC